CGATGTCGTCCTCGTCAACGATCTCCTGCATTTCCTCTGGCAGACCAGAAACCATGCACTCGATCATCTCCGGGGTTTGCAGGAACCGCGCACAGTTCCCACAACTCATCTCATCGTCTTCTGTCTCGGTATAACCGGCCTTTGACTCAGCCTCAGCCTTGTTCCGATCATTGACCTTCTGATCCTGCGTAGAGACTGGACAACCGTTCATTTCGCCCTCTTTGGCATCTTTTTGTAGGCTTTGGCGGGAGTTGCCTCAATCATTTCCTTGGCAACCTTCTGAGGAACACCTGTCTCTTTTGCAACCTTCTTGCTACCGGCTGCCGCGTACATAAGACGCTGCTGCTGCTTGCTGGTGATCGGCATTTCAGTCCTCGACGATGTGTTCTAAGTGCCCAATACGGCCAATAACCCCCATGGTATCAACTTCTTGGATGCTTGTCTCCGGCAGGAATTTGAACAATCCATGCTCAATGTCAAAGACTTTTTTATCCTTCCACTGACTCCAATGGAATGCCAGTGAGCGTTTCAGCGCCAGTTCCAATGTCGGAATCTGTGTGCTTGGAATGCCATAGCACCGGGTCATATACATATGTGATGTTCCACATTCCTCCAGGCTGAATCCTGTCGGAATCCTGCGCTTGAACACCAGTTTTTCTGGATCGTGCGACCCTGGATTGAAGTCATCCGTCAACTGATAGCGACCACTTACTTTGTAGTTGTTAGCCTCGGTTAGCCAATCCAGTGACCGGATCATCACCTGCATCTCAATTGAGTTCTGGATGAACCCTCTTGGCAATCCACTGTCATGCGCCTCATGGATAAAATCGCAATCCCAGAACGGAACCAGATGCACCCTTCTTGGAATAGCCTCTAGGAAGGCTTTATCGGGCCTATAGCGAGATGATTCTGTCAGGACGATGGAGGACAGCGGGAATCGCTTCCAGATGCTCTCAAGCGTTCCTAGTAGCTCATAGCAGCGTCTTTCGTCGTTGTTGATCGCTGATGTGACCAAAAATCTCATTTCCAGCCACCTCTTGTACTTTTCCATTCCTGCGTTGCAAATACCTGTCCTTTGCCCTTGTAACTGGAGCCAGCAAAGTGTTCAGGAATGAAGTAATGGCTCGGATAAACAGTGAGATCGCTGAACTCATGCTCGTGCATTGTCTGAGTGATTCGTGCTGGCCCGGAGAACTCCCAGGCCATTCTGTCGCCTGGAGTGTCGTTCTCCAGGTCTTTGATGATCTGACCAATGAACGGATGCCGCGGGACTGATCCGACCACACCGTTTGCAATCAGTCCTGGACGCTTTGTCTCTGACTCCCAAGACGCAAAGACATCCGGCTCTAACAGCCAGTCCTCGAGCGGTCTGACGCACAGACTGTCAGCATCCAGCGCGATCCCGCCGTGGTTGTACAGGATCTCCCAGCGCATACAGTCGGCAACTCCGCAAAGCTCTCGCTCCCAGTAGTGCCGCATATGTTTTGCAAGGAGCCAGCCATCTTTCAGGTCGCTGTTACCCCAGACCGTGACCGTGTAGCTTGGATTCTTGTCGATCCAGGACTGGATCTCTGCGTCTGGACGTTTGGACTCATCACCAACCCAGACGAAATGAAGTCGTTTTGGTATCAAAAAAAGTGCCTCCACGCAGGAGGCACAATCGGGGAGACACCCAAGGAAGGAGCACCCCAATTGTGCCAGATTTATCTTGCAGACGGAAACAGCAGTTCTGGTTGCTTTTGTGCGCCTTTCACCAGCAACTCTTGCGCTGTCATCTCGACCATGTGATGCCGACCGTAACCCGGCGAGACAAACTTTCCACGCTTCAGCCAGTGTGGAACCCAGGTGATGCCTCTCAAAACATAACAGTCTGTGGCCAGCTTCATACGATCGTCTCCTTTATAAACACTCCGTTAGGCATCAGAGTGCCTTTCCGGTCTTTGATCTCGTTATACGCACCTTCCAAGCAATCCAGCATATCCAGCCCTGCCAACTCACAGAAGTTGATCATGCAGACCAGAACATCACCCACAGCGTCAGCAGTCAGAGCAACATCTTTCTTGGCAATCCCGTCTGCAAGCTCACCCATCTCTGAAACCATTTTCAGGAACTGAGCGTTAGCTGTTGAGTTTGGGATGATCTGTCTGGCCCGACTCCAGCCTACAACCCGCACATAAAGCTCATCGAAAGACATTGTTGCCATGATCAGACTCCTTCTGGATTTTGAGGAACTGAGACATGAGTCTGGCTTGTGCTGCCATTTCCACCAACAAATTTTGAGCTTCGTTGTAATTTTTGCTCAAAAGTTGGATCCACAGATTTCCAGTCATCTGATTCAGGGTCAGCCAGTGCGACGACCAGTCCACCGGGTTGTTGAGCATCCCAGAGCCTCTTGTTGAACCGGAATGCTCGTCTGTCTTCTGAGTTGAATGATCCAATCTTTTTCTCCGTGTCATCGTCCATTGCTTTGAGAAGTGCTTTTCGGAAGTAACTTACCTCGATATCCAGGTAGTGCAGATAACTTTCCAGTGCATCTGTCCACAGAAAATCGTGAGCCGTTAAGCAGTCGAATGTCAGTCTGAAGTGTTTTTCTCCGAATGGTTTGAATGGTTTGATGCAAGCATCACGCATTGCGGTTGCGACAACCGCTGCGATCAACCGTTGCTCTGGGATTGATTTGTAGACCTGATCAAGTTCTGGTGTCACCGACGATCTCCTTCTTTAGGTTGTCAGGGATTTTGGGAATGGGAAACCAACCGATATACCACTTTTCTTTCCCGTCCCACCATCCTGTTGTTGCAATTCCGGCCTTGTTGAGTAGCTGAACCTTCTTGTTGATTGGACAGGTGTCCATCGTGCGAAAGAATAGGCTTGCGTCTGTCTGTGCGTTGTCTGGCTGCATCAGTCCCTCAACAATGCGCCGATGGATGTGCGCTGATCTTTCTTGACAAACTCAGCGACAAGCTCTGCAAACCGGGTCAGTTGCTCATCAATGACATGATGAGTGTGTGAGATGCAGTTGGGTTGGAATTGCCTGGACTCCTGGTCGATGATGAATCCAGCCTCTGCTGCCATGCGGATAATGTCATCGTGTGTCACCTGTTCTTCTCCTCTCATTCCATCATGTGTTCACCGCTGCTTGAACCCAAGTCGCCGCATCCCCAACTCAATGAGCATTGCGGCGTCCTCAAGGCGGTTCTGACTACTGCTCATGCCAGTCTGCCATTCGCCGCCTATGCGTTTGCCGACAATAGCCACCGTGATGATCTCCCCAGACTTGGCGTCTTCCAACCACTGCTCCAGCATGTTTACGGCATCAGAATTGTCAGGGGTTGTGGCTTTGATGAATGGTTTGATGTTGTCGGTCATTTAGATCTCCAGTGAATCATGCACGACACACAAGTTAGTGATTGTTCGTTCAAGTGTGCTGTTTAGAGAAGATAAATGCCTGCTCAACGGTGAATTATTGTTAGAGTCTGGGGTGGGTTTGGAATCCGGTTCATCCGTTTGTCGCATCAACGGCGACAATCGCCCCTCTAACTGCACAACGATCTCCTGTAGACGATTCAAATTCTTTTCAAACAGCTCGATCTGATACGGGATCAACTTTGGTCCCTGATATTCAGCCACAGGCTCTTCAACATACCGACCAAGTTTTTCATTACGCATGGTTCTTCTCCTTCTCTTTGATAGGCTCGCTGATGATCCGTCCACACAATCGACAGTCTCGGTGGTAATAGCCGTCATGTACCCACCCACCACGCGCTCCGAGATGCCCTGTTTTTTCGCATAGCCACATAAAGAATCGATACAACCAAGGTTCACTCATGTGTTCTTCTCCTTTAGTTTTGCTTCGATGGTCATGCGCCCTCCTCCAAGTAGTCCCGGATGCTCTTGTCTTCCGTGCAGTTCACCGGGATGCAAGCCGGATGCTCCCAGCCCTTGGCGTAAGCACCTGGACGAACCTCGACCGAAATGTCCTCGTACTCGGTCATGCTGAGAGCATCACCGGAATTTTCCATAGCTGCTGCTTTAGCTTGTTTCTCATCATCAGCAACAACAACAAACTCAAACGACATCTTGACTGTATAGAGTTTCATCTTCGCTCCAGTTTTCCATCGGGATTTGCAGCTTCTGCTGTCAGTGACTGCACTGGAACCTCATATGTGGCCCAGGTTGCTCCGCAGTCCTGACATTTCTTCCTTCTCCAGATCCACCAGTATCGAGTGTCTTTCCTGGTCTCTAGCGTTTTGGAATCCCAAGATCCACACTCAACACACGTGCTCATCCTCAACCTCGACCTGCAATGAATCCAGAACCACTTTGATGTTGACCTGCGCGTCCAATGTCGCAATGAACTTAAGATGATCCGGGCAATCCTTCTGGTTCTGCGCCCATTTGATCGCTTGCAGTGCGATTGCAAGGGTTGATGCTTTGATCTTCATTTCTGCTCCTTGTTGGTCTCATCAGTGCCAGCATCACTGGCAGACCCCCGTAGGGGTTTCGACCTTATTCCCATTCTCCATATGCGCTGATCAAGCCAGTCTCAATCCGACGATCAAGAGCTTGGTTCAGAACTTCGTAAGCGACCTGATGCGACGGTTTGCCGTTAGGCATGACATAAACTGGTTGTGCGAGGATGCCATTCGCCCACTCAATTTCGGCTTTGGTGAACTCGTTTGTCGTCATGTCTGCTGCTCCTGTTGTGTGTGTCGATGGAGTGACTTTACATGAACCTTGCAGTCCTGTGTGAACTTTCTGCAAAATATTTTTTAATCGACAGCGACAGGTCTATAGATTTCCTTTATAGCCAGCAGTTGACCTCTAGCCTCCGGAGTGCAGTCCCGTCCGTCTGTGGCAATGTGGTGATCCCAGATGTCTCTGAGCCGAGCGTCGTGCTTGATGCCTCTGTGCAGCAGGAAGATCGCCTGTGCCGACTTTGGATGCTTTGCCCAGTGCAACGGATCGTAGGATGGAGTCCTGGTCTGCCTGACTGCTGACTCGATGATCCGCTGGCCTTCTGGAGTGATCTCTTTTGCTGGTGGTGGCAGCGCAGGTTTGTGTTCTGGCCTGTTGTGTTCCTTGCAGAGCTTGATCCACTGCGCGAGTGATGGAGGCCAATCCGGGGGATCTGTCCTGAGATGCTCCAGGACTCGTTTAATGACCTCTGGTTGCGTTGATCGAAGCTGATCCTCCCATGCCTCTTTTGCAGCAGCAATCTCGCCTGGAGTCGATCCAAACTGCGCTAAGACCTTCTGCTTGCCCCAGAGCAGTCCAAACCGCTCAATCAGCCGTTCGCTATAGCTTTGCATCGCACATCCTCCAGGTCGATGACATTGCGCCCTGTAAGCTGATCCCAGAGGTCTTGCTTCTGTGTTTTCTTCTCAACCCAATCAGCCTTAAAGCCTCTCCAGCCCATCAGCACCATGTGATCTAGTGCTTGCTCTAGCGTCCATCCTGCTCTATGAGCCTCATCCCTGATGGTTTTCACTACTCGAGCAGTGATGATTGCTCGTTTAGCTTTCCTGTGAGCGACGAAGTCATCCCAACACTCTTGTGATATGTCTTCTGGTTTCATGTTTGCTCCTTGGAATGCGTAGCATAGATCGTTCACTGCTCGAGGAGTGATGATATTTTTCTATTGATCTGTGCTTGTCTATAGCTCTATATCTGTTTAGACATAGTTCCCCCAGGGTGGAGCAACACACTTTGCTCTACCTCTCCCATTCTCAGCATCTAGTGCTGGAACCAGAGTACCCGGAGGCTGCTATTGTTTCGATGCCTGGGTGGTCTACCACCGCTGTCCCAAGCGTCTACACCAGTCCCTAGCAGACAGGCTGGTCGGCTTGCAATCAGGGTGAGGATTGGCCGGTGTTTTCTTCCGCGCAGCCCATGCAGGCTCTTGATCTCGCTCGGAGTGCGGTTGGCCGGATAGACGAAAAAAAACCGTCTAGGCTGACCCCGGTGGAAGAACCCAAGTTTGCGGCTTAGGCTACCCCTATCGGGGTCGGAGTCAGG